GCCTTATTCACTAACCAGTTTTGCGCCAAGATACCGCATAACTGAGCACCGATAAAACCTTGTGAAACATACCAGCCAACTACTGCATCGGAAACGGTATTCATACCGTTTGCGTACATTTTGAAATTAGCTACTCCATTGCTGGAGTCATCCATAGCGTATTCGCCATAGAACGCTGGCTGAGTCTTTTTGATTGCTTCCAAAGAGTCAGCCAATTTGAATCTTTTAGCATCGGGATCGAGAATATCGAACGCATGAGTGCTGAATAGGCTTTTACGAGCCTTGGGCTTGGCAGGTTCTTGTTGAACCTCTGTCTTTCCTTTTAGCCACTTAAACATAAAATCCTATCCAAAGAAACTCTTGCGAGGAATCATTATTTCAGAAAACGCTCTTGATAGCGAGTCCACTTGGTCATCATGTGATCCATTAGGGAATATTCGCATTTCGTTTATCAAGGGTGCATTCCAATCGCCTCGAAGCATTAATACGTTACCAATATTAACTTGAGCAGCAAACGGCTCTGCTCTCGTGATTTTGTCGCCCGACTCGGGTGAGCTTTTGACAGTATATCCTGACAATGCCCGGGTTAGGTATAAGACTTGCGTTTTACCTGCTTGTCCCGGATCTTGAGGAATACTTACTTTGACCGCCCGTCCATCAAGCGCAGCCGTATTAACCATTGCTGCGTCACGCTGATCGGGACCAACACGCAGTCTAACCATATCTGCAATAACAAACCTGCCATCCGATAATCGCCCAAGTTTTCCTCCAGCCGTATAGTCACCGTCTACAGTGCTGGCTAAGTCCCAGCCTCTGCACCATTTAATTTCGCCAGCAGGTATTGCGTCCACGATCTGTATTTGATCGGGTTTAAACAAGTCTCCGTCTAGTGGAGCAGGTCTCTGTTGATAGAGAGCTGCCCACGTCCTCGGATTACTTTCAAATTGAGCCCAGTGCTTCTGATCGAACCATTCGGTCCAAAGATACTCACCGATCTGTCTACCAAGGGGATCGCCCTCGTTTTCGCATTTAGCGGGTAAACAGACCACTTCCCAGTAATTGCCGTCCTTGCAAAGAATCCTGCCGGACTCGCCTTTCCAGCCTTCAGGAAGTATTCGTCCAGCGAGGTCATCCTCGTGCCAACGGGTTTGAATGAGGACAATCCAGCCTCCCGGTATCAAACGGGTCTTTAGATCATCCTCGAAAGCGTCATAGGTTTTATTACGGATTGTGTCCGAATTAGCTTGCTCACGTCCCTTGATAGGGTCATCAATGATGATTCCATGAGCACGATTACCAGTTACGCCCCCGAGAATACCGCAAGCCATGTATTCGCTGCCATTGTCCAGCGAGAACTCTTGAGCAGCCGAAGACTCGACTGTCAGCCCAGTTCCGAAGATCCCCCGGTATCTAGGCTGCTTAATGATTGATCGGGTGCGTCTACCCAATTTTCGGGCTAGATCGTCACCATAGCTGGCTAGGATGACTTTACGGTTCGGAGCAGCCCCAAGGTATTTGCTTGGGAATACTACGGAAGCGTAGGTCGACTTAGCCGAGCCCGGGGGCATGAATACCATCATGCGCCCATGTTTTGTATTGGCTACCTCGTCCAGCTTGGACAAAAGCAGTCTGTGATGATGAGCCATCGTGGTTTCGATAGGCTCAAAGAATTCTGTATCAGGATCGTCCGTCATTGGTCGACCCGGCACTTCTATGGCATTGGCATACTGAAGGATGTCTGATCGGGCTCTGCGCCTAATCAGCAGCTCCTTAGCTGCCTCGGCTTGCGATTGCAAAAAGTTCCTCGTCTGTCATGCCCTGCATATCTGAATGCTGCGGGTTGTTTAGCTTGAGCACTTGCTCCTTGTTTGCATTGAGCAATCCCAAAGGAACTTTGCTGGCTTCATTGGCTAGGTCTTGCAATGCGCCCACTAGCTTGAGAGCGATCATGCCCTCCCCAGTCATGAGTGATTCCTCATTGACCGTATTAAGTTGAGCGTTAGCCAATCCTGATAAACGGTTAGCGTTTATAGCTCCATATTCTGCAGCACTGGCTAAATGATCGCTGATATTTGTCAGCTTCCTAGCTAAGTCATTAACGATCATTTGCTTTGCTATTGGCAATTCGGCAATTTGTTCGGCAATTTCTTTTTGTTTCTGATCTACTGCAATTTTCTGAAATGCCAATGTTTTCAAAGGGTTACCGCCAGTTTTGCCTTCGGCATTATTCGGCTTTATCTTACGTCTAATGGATGATTCGTTAATTCCATACGTTTTTGATAGCGAGTTAATTGACTCTCCATCAACGATATGCCGTCTTTCGACTTCAATCCATTGGTCATCGGTTAATGATGATTTTCTACCCATGACTTACCCATTTCTGAATACAGTCATTTCTATGTTTAGCTATCAGAGAAAAGCTTGGATATACAAAATACCCAATACCAGCCAGTTCACAAGTTTTTTCTACATAAAGATCTGAAACTTCAGAAATCGATGGGAATATCAGATATTTATTTAAATACTTTGGCGATAACTTCCCTTTAAACGAGTCCATAAACATAGACTCATACATGAATAATTGACCAATTCCAGCGACTACCTCTCTTGCACGATAGCCTGATTTAATTTCAATTAAGGAAATTCCACCGTCTTCATGAAATAAAACCAAATCGATTCGACCACCCTTTACTGGATATTCAAAACGATAACGAACAATCTTTGAAGTTTGCAGCATTTTAGCTGTTTGATTGAAAAGGCAATGGATCTTAAAAAGATCGGCTATGCAACTTTCATCATTTTTAGAGTTAATAAACCTTTCGGCTATAACTCTCACGTTATCCAAATTATTAGTTAAAACAGACAATTTGTATCCTTTTTATTTGACTCCCTAACTGGGAGACAGTTTACCCTCAATCTACTGCAACGTCCTCGGTTTTGTAAAGTTTTGAGTGCAGCATTGTCAAGTTCTTGGCTTGCTTCCATGCCTTTTGAGCTACTGCGTCAGCCTTCTTATAAAAGTTTGCCCGATTAATTCCGACCTCGCTTGCAAGGACCTTAATTGGGATCTTGCGTCCGTTCCTGTATCCAGCCGAAATGTAGACCGCATAAAAAGCAATCTGCTCTACCGTATCAAAGCTATCGATCACAATGGTAAGAGCTGGGAAATACGGATTTAGGGGGTAATCAACTTCATGAGTGGCTGATCCCTCGTTAAGAACTTTGGCAAAAGCTGGGGGAAGCCGAGGACCGCCATACCTATGCGCTTTGGCATAGTGCCAAAAATTTACGCATATTTCCTCAAATTCAGGATCGGCAAACCGTCTACTCATCAAGTTCCTTTTTAGGTGCAGGTTACGTTTATCCTGCGTCAGAAAAAGGAATTAACTGACCGATTTCCACCAATGTTAATCGATCAATCAGGGTCATGCAATTTTTCCAAGGGAGATTTCCAGCAAATACTCCTCGGTGAGTCCGTAGACCGACTCAAATCTTTTGCGTCCAAGTCCATGAATACCGGAATTACCAGTATGGTGCTCGGGGCAAAGGGGGATGACTGGAGCATTACTGCGCTTTCCGGCTCTACGGATATGATGAATGACAGCAGGGCTTCCTTCTCCGTATCCGAGGTGAATGCAAAGGATGCACCCGAGGTTTGCAAGTTTGTCAAAATGTTCTTTCTGCGCTTTAGTCGCCATACTTGTACCCGTAAGCCAACTTGCAAAATTGCTTTTCAACACTATTGGTTGACTGCCAAAAAATATCGACTGGGCAATTATCCCTGTAATCCATAATTGCTTTGACAGCACAAAGCAATATGACCATGCAGACAATTAGTTTAGCAAGATTGAGAATGTCTTTCATTCCTCATCCTTTAGCAAAAACTCTGCGATTCGATAGCATTCCCATGAATCATCGCCATAGCAATATTCTCTGCAAGGGCAAGCTTGAAATTCTTCATTCCCTAAATTACAGGGCTCCGTCATGGTCTTTTCAATATAAAGCCCCGATTTGACTGCCAAATCCTGCAGCTCCCCACCGTCCCAGTCACCAACGCATTCATCGCCATGAGCCAGTATTGGTTTTACAAATTGCTTTAGTTTTTGGTTTTCGTCTGCTAATTTACGAAGCATATCTACGGCATCGCTTACATTCCAATCTGTATGCTCACCATAATCTCCGCAAAATATTTTTGAGCTTAATTTGTCAGCTAATTCGTATGCGTTCATATCAATGCCTCCTCAAATTGCGATAGATCTAGTTTTGGTTTTGGCTTGCGGACGCACTTAAACGTCCAGCCTTCACGCAAAGAGCAAACGGCAATGGCTTCTTCTTGTCTGCCAACAATCCGCATAACCTCGTTGTCTTCATTTTTGATAACGTACATTTCATATCCTTTCGTGAATATATTTCTATCATACATCAATTCCGTTGCCAACTGACCACGCTTGGATGTATTCGATCAGCTCAATCATTTCGTTGATCGTGAGCTCTGAGGTCCTACGGAAAACAATGTCGACCCCATGACCGTCTAAGGCTGGCAGCATTTCGATTGGTTCTCCACGAGCTCTAAGCCATGCAGCCGTCAACAATCGCTTCCAAGTCTCTACGTCCCGTTTGGCTCCAGCCCATTCAAAAGCTTTGGCAATATCGGTTATCAGAGCATGAAGCTTGGCATTCTGAGCTAGGCTGCGGGTGATCGGTTTTATCTCGACTGCGTAGCCTTCCGGGGCTTCTGCTACGGCAATTTTTGCATTGGACCTAGCAACGTCATGAGCCAGTATGAAATATTTTCTCAAAAAGGACTCCCTCCAAAAACTTCACCCTCTAGGAATCGAAGGTATTTGTTTTGGTGCTCTAGGTGTTGCAATAACTCATCATACTTGCCCCGCCAAAAATCGGCATCATTTATTTCCAGTTCCCCCACTCGCCCCGATTGCCCAGTCTCCACTGGACGATAAAGTCTTCCTCGACTTTCAATTTGAGCTCTCGCCTTCTTTCTGAATTTATCCATTCCCTGTATTCCCTTAGTCCCCATTCGTGTCTGTACCTCAAAAGTTGCCGTACAAGGCAACGATATTTATGCGTTTCCTCACTGATCGGCATTGATCCGGTCCGGGTGATATTGATATGACCAAACCTCCTTACGAGCTCGAATAGTCGTATTTGGCACTATTTCTCGAGTAACGTACCGTTGCTTACGCAGGTGGCACAAAGCCATTGCTATAGCAGCCGAAGTCAAATTGGTTTTTTCTCGAATAGCCGATAAGGTCAAAGCCTTTTTTTCTTTTACGAATACGGCTCGAACCTTTACCAGTGCGTTATTACTTTGCTTTTCCATTTACTTTCCCATCATTGCAACTGATTTTTGTTTGAAGGATGACGTGAATTCTCTTAATTTTTCCAATGCCTCCTCTTTTGCTTTGGCTGCAGCTTTGATCTCAGCTTGAGTCGGCTGCTTGGTAATCAGCGTATTGGGCTTGCTAGGAATGCGAGGTCCCTCATTGCAAAGGTTTTTAAACGCCAGTGCAGAAGGGGGAAACTTTGGGTCCATATGCAGCAAGGCATAGTCAATTTTGGGCTTATAGGTTGCATGGACTCCCAGCAGCTCTAACCATGTTTGACGGACTAATCCATGATCCACCCCGTCCCAATGACGCATAAACGCAGCTCCGTAGATTGCCCCCATGCGCCCAAAAATGTAATCCAGCCCGTCTTCAGGCTGGCAAAAGTCACTTTCCAAGTAATCGGACATCCTTACCTCCTCCAATCAAACCCCTTGTTAACCCCGACATAACGTCTTGATTGCGGTCTCCAGCCGTTTTAAATGACTTGGTTGACCCATTCTGCCTTCTTACCCATCCACGCCATGTAGCGAGCCAATCAGCCCTTACGCCTTTCGAGCCAGCCATCGATACCCAATAATCTTTAAAGTCTTCAAAAACTGACGCTGGGTTTAAATCAGGTCTTGTTTTTAAGGAGTATTCCCTCCACTCGTCAGGCAATGATTCTTCTTTGAATCTTGATCCTTTTGAGCCCTTCTTATCAATATTATTATTTATAGGTGAAGGTGATGGTGATGGTGATGGGCATTCCTCAAGCACTGCATTAGCATTGCTTGGAGCATTTTTCCATCGAGCTTCAGCAGCTTTTACTGCTCTATCATGCTTTTTCTGCTGATTTACCTT